GACGGGATAAGCACTAGGAGAAGTAGCAGCATCTTTCATCGCACCAGTTAGATCAAGCATTCTATTACCGCGTGGTGCATATGCTGGCGACCAAGGAGGCCACGGATTACCGTCAGGATCACTTCTTGTCTTAAAGCGTTCCTCCATATCGCTAATAGCAATTTGCCTAGAGATAAGCAGTGGCCCTCTACGATCTTCAAGCCTATTAGCTGTTGCAATCAGTTCCTGTGCAATTACTTCAGGATCAGGTACCCATGTAAACGAAATGGTACCTCCTGCAAAGGCACCTACTTCTGCTGCTGCTGGTCCGAATACGCTCAAAACGAAAGATCCATTGTAAACTTCGGCCCGTCAGCAGCATCATTTGGGTAGAAGTCGTCTGAAGTCATATGAGAACCTGTATCAACAGTTTCCGTAACATCACTCAAAACTAGCTCACCATTAATGATCTGTCTTAGCATACTCATTGCTTCGTCGTACTTAGTCTGAGCATACGTAGGATCGTCTAGCGAATCCTCACTGTAGTAACGTCTATAGGCAAATGCGGCGATGAAACGACCCGCCACAGCCCTAATCAATACAGGTACGTAGTTAGGGCTTGCGATATTTACAGACGGGTCGTTCCATCCCGCAAGTGTTGTAGGCGAAAAAGTACCAGCTAGCCAACCTTTGATGATCCTCTCTGCGTCCGTTTGCATACTTGCAAGGTCAGTGATATCAGTAACGAGAATCTTATCACTAGGCAAGTGTACCTGAACATCATCATTGGTAGCTAGTGGCATTACTTCTTCGCTTCCTCTTCTTCTTTCGCCGCTGCTTCTGCTGCATTAGCGGAATCAGGGTCGAGCATTACTTCTTCAGCAGTAGGCCCGAAGTATGAGCCACCGAGATTGAATGATGCAATCTCAGTAGACATATCCGTAGCCTTCTGAATCTCAGCACGTAGATGATCTACAACACTACCCTGAAACCCCTCGGGCATATCAGGCACCGGATAGCTTCTAATGGAACCAGCTTCGACCATTGCATCGAAGTCGGCGTCATCTACACCAAGACTACTCTTACTAACCTTATCGCCCATCGCTGCTGACTTATCACCGGCGAGAATAGGCGACCATGCGTACATTTCCTTAGCCAATTAACTCACCCCTTCCTAGAAGGCACCCGCACTAAATGCGGTTTTGATGACATAGCCTGCAACGTTACTGACGATCTTCAAATCATACTTCTGTGAAACACGTACAACTTCGGTCTTACGTGCATTCTCGTACCAACGATCCGTAGGTCGGATAGTACCGTCGGGGTAAATCTGCGAGAACGTCTTACCGAACGTCTTAGTCTTTTGACCAGGAGTAGGATCAACAATACCGAGCCAAACGTCCTTACCCCACAGAGAAGTAATGCTCTCCGTAGCGTCGAAGTTATCAGCAGCATTGTAAACAGAATCAACAAGCACAATTCTGCCCTGAAAGCCAGTAAGACGCTGGAATGCATCATCCACAGTAAGAGAGAAGCTCTTAAACCTATCAACCACACGCGGATGATTTTCGATGAAGCTAAGGCCCAATGTTGGAATAGCGAGCGTATTAGGCCAACGTCCAGTAAGTGAATACACCTTCCGCATTCCGTTCATAATGTCCAGAACGGGGTTCGACGTAGAAGTAATACCGTTAGTGTAATCATCCCACTGCTGAGCGCCTGCAAGCGTAACGAAGTTACCAGCAGCATAGTTTGCAGTGTTACGAACTGCGTCGGCTACCTTCTTTTCCCTACCGCGAATAATGGAACCTGTAACAAGCTCCGTAGCATCGCGCATAGGATCAAGCTGAAGATCGCCACCGAATACATCGTTCGCAAGACCACCCTGCGAGGTAAGCTCCTGATTTTCTTCATCATGCACAGGTGCCTGAAGTGAGTGTTCCTTCGTGAAGAAGGTATCCTCACTCCACTTAGCTCCGCGAATCTCGTTAGCAACCGTACCCGGCTCACGTCGGTCTGGGAAGATCAACCAGGAACTTCTATCGAAGATACGATAACGTCCTGACTGAGTTCTAACCTCAGTAGTCGGCATAATCAGTTCTGCGTAGAAATTCTGATCTTTGAACCCAACCGAAAAGTTGGTGAGGATCGGATCTACGTAGAGAGTACCAGGATCATACATTGAGTTTTCTCACCACCTTTCAGATTATGGGAGTAGCAGACCAGGAAGCGAAAGACGTACTGCGGCGCGTTCACCAGCGTTAGCAGTACCCTTAACGCACTGACCAATAACACGTTCACCCGTAGCCGCCGTCTTTGCTCTACCATCAGTACCGGCAGAAACGGCGGCACCTACCGTAATGGCTGCTGAACATTCCATCTCAGTGATACCGGCGGAACGTACCGAAGCACCCTTACCCTTAAGAATCTCACCAGCAGACACTCCAAACTGTTCAACACCAACAATCTGATCTGTGATAGCAGTTACAGGAGTAACAGTCTCTTCTGCTGAGAACTTAACAGCACGAAACTTCGTAATTGCAGCAGCAGCGTCGTACCCCTTATCGAGTACGAAGTTACCATAAGCAGGCATTTAGGTATTCACCACCTTCCCTAGTTATTCCGTATGGACGTTAGAACGATACGCTGCATACAGTTCTGGGTCCCTCTTAGCAGCAACAACAATTGCATCCTTCATTTCCAGACTATCCTCTTCCATAATTTCCTCTACGAGAGCAGAGAAAGCCTGCCTATCTTCGCCACCACCCTTAGATCCACCTTCGGGAATTACACGAGACTCCTTCTCGCGCGTAGAACCACGCTCACCGTACTCGACAATACCATTAGCTGCGATATGGTCAAGAAGGCTCTGAAGCTCCGTATGCGAGAAAGTGTCAGTAGAAATAGCCTTGTGAGATGCCTCAATATCATTGAGAACCAAGGCACTGAACCCACGCGTAGTCTTTTCATCTGTGGGCTTGTTTTCCTTATCAAGTGCAGGGAAGCGATCGTAACGATTAGAGAATGACTTAGCCTTATTCTCTACGTCAGTTGCCTCCAACTTCTGCATACGCGCATACTCTTCAGGATACTGTTCCCTGAATGCCTTACGCTGTCCAACTTCCAAGTCTGCCTTACGCAAAGGCGCAAGTTCCTTATCAACTTCCTCTGCGCGAGCAACAACTGTACTAAACGCAGGATTCTCGCCTTCAATACCAAGTGAAGCTGCAACCCTAGAGACATTACTTGCCCATGCTTCGGCAACCTCAGTCTCTGATGCATCTACCTTAAGACCGAGAGACTCTCTAAGCTGCTTTAGGAACTCTTCCATGCTACCCTCCTCTTGTTCTTCAAGTTCGTGAATGATAGGTGGTTGGTCACGTCTGTACATATCATCTTCCGGTATATCGTTGTCAGTCCTCCTTTCAGGCGGGGAACCTGTCCCCGGTTCTGAATGCTCTAAATCTGCATGTTCTGCTTTTAGCATATCAGCCGAATGTCGGTGCTTTGTCATTGCACCTTGCAACGTACTTCGGATGCGCGGAGTATAATTTTCTGCCAAAGTACCATCTACCACAGCATCAAGACTTTTCACTCCGTCAATCATCCCCATAGAAAGAGCCTTATCTGCTGAAAAGATCCTTCCGTCAGCAAACGGCATTACTGAATCCTTATCTAGTCTCCTTCCTTCGCTAACAGCACCGACAAACTTAGACATAGTTTCGTCTACGTGTTCTTGGATATATTCTCGCGCTTCTCCCGTAAGTGGTTCATCTGGATTACCTGCGGTTTTGAACTTACCCGCGCTGATGTAAGTAACTTTTCTACCGTCCCTTTCGTTCTGCTGAGATTTATCTTCGTGAACGGTATATACACCAATTGAACCAACCTTCCCTGATGGAGTTGCGTAAAACTCACTCGCCTGTGAGCCTAACCAATACGCACCCGAGTTAGCATCCGTATTTGCTACAGCGATAATAGGCTTTTGCTCCTTTGCTTCTCTGATTAGATCGCCTGTCTCTTCAATCATGTTAGCAGATCCACCCGGAGAATCAATATCCATAATGATAGTCTTAACCTTATCATCGGCAAGTAGCGACTGAAGGTCTGAACGTACGTTTTGTAGGTTAGTCGCCCCACTCACTTCCGTCATAAGGTTTGCCTTGGGAAAGATGGGTCCATAAATAGGCATGATGCCTACTCCACCACCAACCTCAATACGTGACATTTCCCTATCACCGTGTTCTGCCTGCTCAATGCGGAGTTTAATCATATCATCACTTAAACCCTGGTCATTGAGCCTACGGTTAATAATGTCAAGCATCATACCAAGGCTTGACTCTTCCATAAGCCACAAGTTGCTGGTTAGTGCTTTGATGATCTGTGCATAATCCTTCACTGCTCAGTCACCCACACTTTACCAGTAGCTACGGCGTCCTGTAGCGCGGCAATACCAATCTCCGCATTATTCTTATCTGCATACTGTTCACTGCTTACGATAATGCGGCCATTTTCTGCCAACACTCTAAACCATGAGATTCCTGATTCCTTAACAATAAGTTCAATACCTTCAGCCATTAGCCTTCATCAGCCGCCTTCCCAATGTTACCTGAAGGATCGGTTTGACCTTCGGTTTGTGTTCCACCTTTGTTCTTATCATTTCCGCTACTTGCGTTAGCTTCTGGCGTTTGCTTGCCGCCCATCTTAGCAGGCATATCAGCAATCTCTCTAACCCACTGCTCAGTCTCAAGGTCTAGCGTAATCAAGTTCTGCGCCGCCAGATTCGCAAGACCGGAAGCCCACTGTTGTAGGTCTTTAGCTTCGCCAACGTTACGCGCTCTAAGTCGCGGGAATTTGTCTGTATCGAAGTTGTATGCAACAAGCTGTGGAATGAGATAAAGGTTCATGTACTCGCAAATCAGATTAGCAACGTACCTTAGAGACTTCTCAAACATATTTTGATGCGATCCTGCCGTAGCTCTACCGCCACCTTCCTGTAGACCCATAAGCAAGAACTGCACCATAACGTTGAGCATAATCTGACCGTTATGATGTTCAACTGACTTGAGTACATCTACAAGCTGACCTTCTACCTTTGCAAAGCTAACTTCGACTCCTGGCGGTCTTACGATATAAGACCTTTCATTCGTTCTAAGATTGCGTCCCAACTCATGGGCAGCAGCTTTATCTGCATCGTTGTATCCGGGTGCAAGTTGAATATCGGGTACTCCGATGCCGTGGCGTTCTTTTTGGATAGCGTCAATTTTGTACAAGTGCTCTTTGTAGTACCAATGCTTGTAAGCAGTACGAAGAAGCGATCGGCCTTCAAGGTTGCCACCCTTCTTATTGAACGTAAAGATAACAAGTTTCTCAATAGGGATATCAACCTCTTCGACCTTACCATCGGCGCGCACTGCATTATGAACAACCCCCACAGGGCCACCGTTGTCGTCGTACGTAAAGTTTTTGAGAGTGAGCGCGGGACGCGGAGCAAGCTTCTTAAGCATAGTGTACTTACGCCTGTTAGCTCCGGTTCTCTTAGGCGACCACTCTCTAACCTCAAAGACCTTCTCAAGAACAGAATGACCATCTTCGTACATTCTGAGAATATCCTCGAGAACGATTAGAAATGGTGCTGAAGTACCGTGAAGAAGATTGTACTCAACAAACTCGGCAATCTCTTGGTTTTCTTGATCTTCGTCATAAGCCTGCACAAAGAAGGAAGCACCCGATACAGGTGTTTTGGCTGCTCTTAATGAAACGTCAACGGCAACGTCGCCTGACGCCATTTGTGAGTAAATAGTAAGAGCCTGCCTCTTGTTAGAAAGCGCAGGAACTGTCTCACGTAAGGTACCGCCCTGTGATGATCCAGCTTCAGCTAATGAACCAGGGGGTGTTGGCAGTGCTCCCTTAGCATCGAGAGAAGTACCCGTATCCTTCTTACGGGGGTCAAGCTCTTTACGTGATCGTCCGGGTATGTTCACCAAGTAACCTGCTCTTGTAAGATAGTCTGCTCTTGTAGCGTAAAGAAGCTATCTGCCTCAGTACCTCTCGGTGCAGAATCATACACGTCAGCAAGGTGGGAATTGCCACCAAGAACGAAGTATTGTCCCATAAAATACCTAAGAGCATCAGGACCATGATCGTCATAATCATGCTGTCCCTCTTTAGGGTTCTTTTCACCGGCTTTAACATCTGGCGTACGTAGACGATCCATCTGACGAATCAGGTTAGTACAGGATTTGTCAATAAATAGTTTTGGTTTACCATCAGGCTGAAGTTTAAGCCAACGCTTAACGCACTCAATTCCAGTAGTCCAGGGAACGTCCTCTCTGAACACGTTTCCAATAATTAGAGCAAGTGTGGCAGATTCATCGGCTCCACGAGGATCGCCATGCAAACCATCAATATGAAACCCGTCGGGGTTATGCCTATCCTTTAATGCAAGGCCATGTTCCCATGTACTCTTGTGTTGTACTTGGTACTCCCGCCATACGTATACGTTGTCAGAAGGATCAACCATAATATCTAGGCAAACAAATGGTGCAGCGTATCCATAGTCGAATGCCCAATAGTTCCGAAACCCTGGATTGTAGTCAATATCCACAACATGATACATAGGATTGAACTCGTCGTAGATTTTACCTTCAATCGTAGTGAACTCAGCAGCATATTCTTGAAGGAAGTGGTGCTTGCTTGCAACACGTTCAATATTTAGAATCTCAGGATCATTACGACCGCCAGGGTAACGAACCAAGTTCTCCCATGTTGGGAAACGCCATGATTCGTATTCGGGGAATCTTACGTCTTGTCCTAGTTGCCATAGACCTTCATACCAGTTATGTCCTCGAGGGGTACTAGGGAATACTGCCCATCCACGTTTATCTGACAAAGCTGGCTGAATGTACATTTCCCAAATATCAGGTGTTTGTAGTGCAGCTTCTGAAATGATTGCACCATCAAGTCCTTCACCTACCAAGCTATCTTTATTGTCTGCTGATACCACTTCGACAATAGTGTTCCAAGGAAACTCAATTCGCATATCGCCTTGCTTGACATTGTATGAAGCCTTGACTTTACTCTTCATGCCAAGCTTCATCATTACATCGCGGTAGAGAACTCTAAACTCCTTTTCTCCACCTTTGTACTTAGGACCGACGATCCAGAAATATGCATCTGGCGTAAATACCTTCTCAAGAAGATAACGTGCGGCCATAGTAGTTTTACCGAAACGTCGCCCACAGCAGGGGATCTTAAATCGTGCGTTAGATCGGTGAAATGCCCACTGTGCTTCACTGTGGGGTTTGTAATCAACTTGCTCAAATAGAACTTGCTGATTAATCATGCCTCTCCATTAGTTCGTCTTGCTTGCGCTCTGTACGGGCAGCTTGGTATGCCGAAAAGTGCCCCGCTACGTTGGCATAGATAGAAATTGCCCCAACAAATGCCACAGAGTCCCTTAGACTTGTTAAGTACCATAGGGGGATTACTAGCATCCACAAGAACGTGAGAGCTAGGTTCAGCTTTACGTATTGAATTGCGCTCATGCACCACTAACTTCAAATTCAAATGGTCCGAGATATGGAATTTCCGGTGTAGCATCAAAACGTAGGTAAAGCCGATAGATGCCAGCAGCCCACAAACCACCTGCGTTGGTATCTACCATACAGTAAGCTACCATTCCTGTGCTAGAACCAGCTTGATCCGTATACTTAAATGCGTCAACTTCATCTTTTACCGAGTAACGTGGGTTGTGACCCGTAAGGGTTGTGACGTTACCAAGAAGATCCTCCACGTCAACGAGTAGATATTCCTTTGTTCCTCTTGGTAGGACTACTGCCATAGCTATCTCCTATCTGTGCATAACTGCATTGACTCGTCGGCGTAGCTGAGAAGCAAGGTGCCTGATCTGCATTGTACCTGAGAAGTGGGAGGTAATAGTGCCAGTCCAGTTGTTTGCATCATGGAGTGTAGCAGCCCACAGGCGATTGCTGGCGATTGATACAAAGTGTTGTGTTGCTGTGCCAACAAACGTATTGCTCCTTAGTACACCTACGAGTAGTGAATCGAAAAAATACTGTTCGTCGAGTGCTGTGGAGGGAGTAAGTCTAAGATAGATCGTTGCACTGTCGCTAATTCCAGGCTGTGTATAAGTATCTGAGCCTGAAGGCGAAAACAGTAACGGAACTGTGGCCGAATCAACGTATACAACCTTATCGGTGCCGGAAGGTGTAAACGTTAATAGTGCTGTATCTGCGTCAGTCTGTACTCCACTCTTAGTGTCTGTACCTGAGGGTGTAAGTAGAACAATGCCTGTGTTGCTGTCCGTAAACTGAGCAGTATCAACACTGCTTGGAGTAAACAGCAACGGAACTGTAACTGCATCTGTGCTAACACGTTGCTCTGCGGCTGACGGACTAAACAGTAGCGGTACAGTAGAAGAATCTGTAAACTGCGCTCTATCTGTACTACTTGGAGTGAGTGCTAATAGAGCAGTATCGGCGTCAGTATGAACATCTTGTTCTGCGACGGAAGGTGTAAGCGTTAAGAGAGCAGTAGCGGAGTCTACATACTGTGCAGTATCGGCGCTGCTTGGCGTAAACGTTAGAAGTGCTGTAACTGCATCCGTATGGACTTCCTGCTCTGTACTGCTTGGGGTTAATAAAAGTAAAGCTGTATCGGCATCAGTATGTACTTCTTGTTCAGCAGCAGAGGGAGTTAATGTAAGCGGTACTGTGTTGCTGTCTGTGAACTGTGCTCTATCAGTAGAGCTAGGAGTAAGTAGAAGAGGAACTGTAGCTGAGTCAATCGGCTCTAGGCGATCAACACTACTTGGAGTTAACGTTAGGAGTGCTGTACCCGAATCAGTGCTTATAGCACCGGAAGCGGGGAGAGGCATAAACTCGTCGAACCATGCCTCGGGGTAGTTCTTCCAAAATGCGTAGTCAACAAACATAGTTTAGAGCTGGTCGGTATACGCCTTCATGAATTCAACATCATGCACTGCTGATGCTCCACCGTTATATGACAATCCGATAAGCAAACCTGCCGCTGCCGAGTTAAAGGTAGCTGAATCAGCAGGCTGTAGTGCCTTAACAGCGTTGGACAGACCTGTGGTTGTTAGGTTCGTAGTCCAGTTTGCTTTGCCTCTAAGAATAGCTGAAGCTCCTACAGCAATAAGCGAAACGTCCACTTCCATCTCGCCTCTATCAATTGCTGCTGTACCAGCTCCCCATGTAAAGGTTACGAGTGATGTATCTGCTGTAGTACCTGCTGTTCCTACACGTACCTGCATAATTGGAGTTGCAATACCCGCCGCCGTCTTAGAGATAATCATTCTCCAATGGAAAGTACGCCCAATGATCGGTACACCCATACCATCTAGCTTAAGTACCGAGCTAGTCATGTAGGTATCAGCTGCAAATCCTGACTGGTTGGCACCAAGTAGCAAGTTGGTTGTACCAGCCGCAGGAGTCGTAGCTGATTTATTATGGAACCAGCCGAAACCTTCAGTAAATGTAAGAGATTCGCCAGCTTGTAGAACAACCGTGTTATATACGTCCCAATTGACAGGACCCGACTTCTCAATAATAACTCGTACTGTGGTGGAAGCCGACGCGTGAGTATTGACGATTGAGACAGCCTGAATCTTGCGCCTATCACTACCTGTGGTGGGTGCCCCTAAGATAGTAGTGGTAGTTGCTGTTGAAATATTTGTGAACTGTGTATCTGGCGGATCAAGTACAGTTGGTGTAGCAGTTGTGTACTCCGTAAACGAAACAATACAATCCAAGTCGGCTGCTGATCCAGTAACGACTCGGAGTAAGTCAGTGGAAGTCGTTACAAGGTTATGCATAACTCCTCCGATATTTAGGATGCCTTAAATAAGATACATCTGGATCAACAGCGGGCGCAGCGAGTGTTAATGCATCGCTCCATCCTGCCGGTACATCACCAGTATCTAAAGTACCTCCTGCCCCTGCGGTTTGTGTAGATGTTCCAACTACAGGGGTTATTGTGCCTACTGTGTTAAAACGTCGTAATTCTTTAGGACTCGCAGCAACAAATGCTGCTAGCGAAAACTCTAACGTTTCAAGAGTAACGTCCGAAAGTTCTGAATCCCACACAGCATCGAGTAGAATACTTCCGTTAAAGTCCTGAAAACCTTGACCGCTTTGGCCTACCGTATAAGTAGTGAGTGCTGCAAGGTTCGTTATAGTACCAGCACCGTTTTGATGTACCCAGGTGGCAGTACCATAATTATAGATATGAAACCGCGGTGTTACGGTTCCAGCAGCTTTCGTTACCGCAGTAAGAAGCCAACCGTCAGCAATTACAATAGACGCTGCTGACGACTGAAAGTTCGTACCGTCAGAGATTGTCAGGCGGTTTATGTCGCTGATGAAGTAGTGTGCGTCAAGTGCGTTCCATCCACCAGGGTTCTGCCATGCAGCATCAAGACCCTTCTTGAGAATAAACACGCACGTTAACGCACCGCTCCCGGCAACAGTACCTGCACTGAAGTCTCTAAAGTCTCCAGCACCATCAAATAGTAAGGAGTCAGCCATTACTTACTGCTGCCACACCCTTACCCAATCAACCTCAGTTGTCAATGTATTTGGCGTATTAGCATCGCAAGCGTTTGTGTTGTCCCAACCACAGGCTTGCATAGTTAGTGCGATAAACATTTGCTGGTCGCCGCTACTAAAGAGAGACTGTGATCCCTGAGATACATCGTCCACGTACCAAGTCAATGTAGTAGAAGTCCATTTAACTGAAAACGTATGGAACGCTCCTGCAAGAGCGGTGGGATTAGTGAACACAGACCTTGTATCATCAAGTGGTGCATTACAGTTAGCACGGCAATCAGTATCAGCAGGCGTACATCTATCACCAGTGTTTAGATGTTCCGTACCATAAAACTGTGTTGGCTCGTCACCCTGAAACTCCATAATATCCAACTCAAAGTTGTTGTCAGGCTCAGGGCACGCAGGCCAGTTAGGTGATGTGGCATGTGCTTTGCTAATTAACCAAAATGCTGGCCACGACCCCTTACCAGCACTAAACTTCATACGTGCTTCAAAGTAACCGAACTGCCATGACTTCTTTACAGGATCGCCATACCAATACGGCCCTGTTGTAATTGATTGATCGGTGAAAGGATAAGGCCGGAAGTTGTTAATCTTGACAGTGCCGTTAGATACAACAACCGCACCAGCCGGAGGTTCATCCTCCCAATACTGCTTCGTAGTCCAAACAGCGGGGTCTAAAGCGGCATTAAATTCGTCACTAAAAGCAAGCGAGTATCCTTGCCCTGCAATCGGTGTTGGCTCAGCTCCGCCTGTAGTAGTTGTGGCTATTGTAGATGTTGCGGTTGAACCAGCAACAGTTGTAGTTACTGAGTGAGTCTGCCCAGGAAACGTATAAGTACGTGCAGCATCAGTAACGGTTTTGGGCTTCCCGTTAACCGTTACCGTGTGTGTTCTAGATGGAACTGTGGCAGTACGTGATGCGTCGGTGAACGTAAACGAAAAGACCTGTTCACCAGCAGTTAGAGCTACAGACGCAAATGCGCCAGCAGCAAACAGTACGACTAAAGCCAGTACATGTTTTACCTTCATGTTAACCAGCCTTTAGTGTCGCCGTAACCTTCTGAGTATCTCCGACAGCATAAGTACGAGTAGCAGCTGTATCACCAGCAAAGTATGGCTGACCAGCATTAAGTGTAGAACCATCAGTTAGGACCCAGGAGTTCGCTCCGTTAGGCGATGGGCCTGCGCCAGTAAACGCCCCAAATGTAACTTCGTCGGCTGCGGTTGACTGACCTCCGGTAGCGAAGGTGTTATCAAAGGTGCTGGTACCCCAATCAATCGCTCCCTGGTTAATTGACTTAGCGATAGTCTGTCTAGCATAACCAGCAGCGGTTGTAGAACCGATTTCATTGATGTTTGTCGTTGCGACTGTAACCGACCAAACGCTGTTGCGTGCATAATCGGTGCCGCCTCCTGAACCTACATTAGTTGTCGCAAGTCCCATAGTCCATGATGCGGGCGGGGTGATAGTTCCCGATGCACCAAGTACATAGTCAGTAACTAACTGGCTAAGTCGCTGAAATGCAATAACTGCCATTACTTCTCACCCCACTTAAGTTCGCCGGTTTCCTGCATCTTGTAGTTACTTTCGTGTGGCTCACTATCCACCTGGGGACTTGTAATCAAACGCATATCCGCAAGAAATTGAGGTAAATGCACTACACCATCTTCAATATTCTCTGCCAAAATGTCCTTAAACGCGGCCTTAACTTCCGCTTCCGAAACAACCTGCTCGATATTAAAGTCATTAGGATGCTTGTCATACTTTAAGACCTTATATACACGTTCTGCCGGTCTATTACCAGGACCTCCCATTTCTCCATTCTCTGCTCGTCTATTCTGCTCTCTAATTGCATCAACAGCTTCATTCTCATCATCAGCTTCCATAATGCTATGGGCGCCTGTCTCATAAATGACTTCAAGAAACATTCAAACCTCCTCTCAAATAATCAGTCGAATTCACTGGGTTTAATAATAAATGCGCTCTCCTTAGCCCTCGAGGGATTAATAACCTCCCACCTAAAAGCCCATCTTCCTACTTCGTCACCAACCAAATCTACATGATACTTTCCTGTGCTCTCGCGCACAAGAGCACCGTCAACTCCATATACCAATGATGTAATCACTCCCGAAGGTGTCTTGAACTCAAACGTGATCGTATCTGGATCTACGTATGTAAGAGTCTCGTCTTGAATCGAATACTTTTCTCGGACACTATCGTTCCAGTCGTAGGCTTCTTCAATCATACTGCTACCTCAGAAAATAGAGTTGTATACTCATGCTCAGTCCCAATATACTTACCTCCTGCATAAGTAGGGTTATTCGGCATCGTATCTATATTAGGTGGAGCAGCGGCGTTTTCTTTAAATGCACGACCCCACAGGAGGTCTAAGTCAGCGTCGTTGTAATATGTAGGACTTACGCTAGCCCAACAAACCTCTCCACACAACTGAACTGCGCCAGCCAAGTGACCGACTTGTAGAGAAGGCTTAAGTGACGAAGGAACGTTGGTGTTTGAAACCACAGTGCTAGGCAAGCTCCCTGTGGTCAGTTTAATATGCGTAGCATCCCAAGCACAGGCAATCTTAATTAGATCGTTTCTATAGAATCGACCTATCCGCTCTACGATAGTTGAGCTACCAGCTGATTTTCTTTCAAGTGTCCATTTAAACGTAGACCCTGTATAGTGGTAATAGCAGAACACGTATTTAGACGAGTCTGCGGGATCACCATAATAAAATACGCAAGGGTCCCAACCAGGGCCAGCATTGTAACGCCAATCGGGTCTAATAACTGCAAGGAACGTTCCCTGTGAAGGACTCAAACCAAACGACGGGAACGATAGCAAGCCAGTTTGTGCAACTTTGGTAGAACCGTCCGTAATAGCTCTGGGGGAATGAACTGCATTAGAACCAGCTTCAGCAATATTCATACCCTTTATATAGATGGTCTGCGCGACAGCACCGGCAACAACTCTACCAACCCTAAACTGTGTAGGTTGATTAGCATTTGGAGTAGTGGTAACTTCAATCTTTTGCGGATATCCAGTACAGCTAACATTTATTGAACCCGACAAGTTAGCGTTAGTGCTATCAGCCGGCTGAATACGAATACGTAGCCCAGGTGGGCCAATCACAAACACACTAACTTTTGTAGATACCTGATTACACGTTATAGTGAACTTGGCTGATTCAGAGGATGATAATGTAGGCAAATCGACTTGTAGACAGTCACCAAAGATTGGATGATCGTCAATCTGCGTTAAAACCGCACCTGACTGGCTTGACCAGCCCGTGCTATCCGTAAGGAAATCGCTATTAGTGCATTGATTAGTCTCGGCAGGGCCAGGTATATAGATAGACTCTTTCGGAGTGAATGAGCCTTCACTATCTCGGACCTGTTCTAGCGAATTGCCAATAACTAGACTGTCGTAATAAACAGTAGTGGTAAGCGCAGCTTCGACATTTCTATATGGGCCAATCTTAAAGTAACCAACAGGAGGTTCAGCATCACCAGTAATAAAAGGCATTGTCTGCTGACCACTTGCATCAATAACTGGCGATCCCCACGCTTGTCCTTGTAGTCTATGGAGAAACACTATTCTGCCAAAGCCGGTATGCGAATATCTAAAACCTACAATGCATTCGTGCCAGCTACCAAGGCTATAAGGGAACAGAGCATTAAATCTGTGGTTATTGCCCTCAATAGGCGTACCTGCTTGAGTGGCGTCAGTAAATGGCCCTGTGGTCATAGTAACTGCAAAGTCGCTAGTGCTCTTAGCCTCAAATTTATATGGTGCTTGACCAAACCTAGCATCGTTTGCATGTACCTGGTTAAGAACCAACCACTGCGCAGGCATCGTAAACCCCACAGGGAGCATAAAGGCAAACTTCCACCACTTCTCAACTCCTGTATATTCCGTGGAGTTGTTAATTACTGCCTCCATGCGTTCTCCCGTAGAAGAAGGTGCTTGGTCGCCTGGACGCACTAACATCTCCGCACAGTACAAACCCTGTAAAGGTGTAGGAGCGGAAGTCTTGTAGTTTAGCTGGTCTGTTTGGTTACCACCGTTCTTAAATTCCCAGTTGGTAAATGGGTTAATGCCGGTTTCGTCGTTACTCTCAAAACGACTCTCAAAAGTCAAGCCTCTATTATACGCATAATCCCCATCCTGCGTAGGAATTGTACGAACGCGCTCTTTTTGCGTTAAAGTACCACCAGCAGGAACGGGTCTAAACATTAATGATCCCTTGCGTCGTCTTGCGGGGCTCTGGGTGCTGTTGCAAGTGCATGGGCGACCTCATTATCTAGGACCAAATCATTTAGTGAAAAGATGCCAAAAGCCTGTAAACGCTGAGCAGCTTCAGGTAGTGCAAAATTTCCACTTAATCGCAGTTGCTCATGTAGGTGCTGAGGATGCTGTTTCGCATGTTTAACAGCCCATTGCTTTCGCTCATCTGCTGCAAGTAGTGACTCAGGGTATAAACGATCTAAAGTCTTTTGAAAGATTGCACCACAAATTAAGCACGCACGAAAAGGTTTGTCGGGCCTGAACTCAAAGTTAGTAAGTGAGTCAAGCCCGACAGCAAACCCTGTAGCAACTACGTGCCTATCCCTCATCCTGCGGCTGTTGCTGAGGCTCCGGATTTTCGGTAAGCCTTTTAAGGAGCTTATCCATCGGATCTTCAGGATTGAACTTACCACCTTCACCGAGGCCGTTATCCGTAAGGTACATACACGCCTTTAGCCGCACGTTCTCATTATCTGCGTGCTCAGCCATAAAAGCGATACTTGTGACAGCTTTCGGGATTGCACGAATAATCTCTTTGCGTGTAGCTTCGACTAGTTGCTCATGGTTCTCGGGAAGCTCAAGATTACTCTGTCCCCACTCTTGCTCAAGAGCCTTCTGATAGTTAGAAAGCTGCTGTTGCAAAGAAGCGTCAGCAAGCGGCCGTTCTTTCTTTTCTTCATCGGAGCTATTAAGCTCATTTAGTTTGTCGTTGTCAATAGGTTCTTGCATTGATTAAGTGACCTCCTTTCGCGCATGAGTTTACCTGGTGAGGAAGGTCGCTAAACAATGTGACAATCAGCACATGACGCAAAAAACAGCCGATATGAAGTGGTCAATGGTGTAACACAAGTAATGCCCCGTAGGATAAAGTACCTAGTGCAGTACGGAACAGGCAAGCGACACACGGAGGCTAGCGCGATGATCTATTTGAACATGGATGACGCCGACTACATGGGAACCTTTGCCAACTACACAGAACGAGGTGGCAGAGCAGGAAAGCGTAAGCGCAGCGTGTCAGTGCTACGTAAGGAGCCGCGCGGCCTACATGGTGGGTTTGCACGCAAGAGCCGTAAGGTAGCAGTAGCAGCGCGGGTAGCAGAGCCAAGCGCGCCACAGGCACAGTCCTATGCGCAGCGTATGGCGCAGTTCGGTAGCGTAGGTAAGGACTACAAC